CGGATCAAGTCATCCAGCCGTGGCAGTTCGGGCATGGCGAGACAAAGGCAACGTGCCTGTGGCTCAAGGGTCTTCCGCGTCTGGTTCCGACTGAGATTGTCGAGGGGCGCGAGGCGCGTATTCACCGGATGCCGCTGTCGCCTGATCGCTGGCAGGAGCGCAGCAAGACTTATCAAGGGATAGCCACCGCCTTCGCCGATCAATGGGGATCGCCGGCTCAGATGGGGATAGCCGCATGAAGCAGATTCCTGATGCTCATAGTTCGTTGATGTGCCGGCTTGTAGAGCGGGTTTCTGTTGAAAACGGATGCTGGAATTGGAGTGGATGGAAGAATTCAGACGGATATGGAAAGTTGAGAATTAATGAAAGCACATTTTTTGCACATCGACTTTTCTATTCATATTTTGTCGGAGATATAAAAGAAGAAAAACCGTTCATTTTGCACAAATGCGACAACCCAAAGTGCGTAAATCCTCGCCATTTGTTTGCAGGAACACATCAAGAAAACATGGCAGATATGAAGCAAAAAGGAAGAGCAAGGTCTGGAAGGTACAAAGGGCAGCCACATGCAAATGTGAAATTGGATAAGGCGACTGTTTTGGCGATCCGTTCTGACAATAGAAGCCAAAGGGTAATCGGAAATGAATACGGAATTTCACAGCAGTACGTTTCAGACATTAAGTCCGGAAAAAGATGGGATCACGTATGAAGAGGACTTTGATAATTACGGGTGATGTAGCTAGAGGGGCGATCCATCGGGTAATTGACTCTTGCCCTATTGGCTACGCGGTCACGATTGGCGAGCGCGTCAAGAAGCGAGAACAAGAGGAAAAGTACCACGCCATGATAGGAGATATTTCCAATCAGGCGGAACACTTCGGCCAGAAGCGCGACCGGGAAACATGGAAGCGTCTGCTGATTGCCGCCTTCGTCATTGTCCTACGGGAGAACGCCAAGGCCGAAGGCAAAGACGATCCGTTTCCAGAGGTCGGCGCACTTATTCCAGCCTTGAACGGCAAGGATTTCGTTCAGGTCGGGGTGCCGTCTAGGGGATTTAACATCAAACAGGCATCGCAGTTCATCGAATACCTGTACGCCTTTGGCGAGGAATACGGTGTGCGGTTTGTGGAAAGGTGGGCGGCATGAGCATGTTCTTCGAGCCGAAAGACTGGATGATTGCTGACTTCGACCGATTTATCGAGAACGAATTTTCTCCGTTGGCTCGTCCTGAGTTCAGGGATTGGCAAGAAAAAAAGTCTGCTATGCAAATCTGGTGGTGGCAAGAAACACAGATACGCGCAGAGCGAAAAAAGATTGCCGAATTCAGGCGGGCGCTTGGCTCGCTGGTAGGATGTTTTTGATGACCTACCGCTCCAGAAAACTTCTAGACGCTGCCAAAAACTCCCCTCGCTGCTTCGGATGCGGGAAGCACAACGACGGCACGATCTGCATGGCTCACGCCAACTGGCACGAATACGGGAAGGGCGGGGCGCTCAAGGCTCACGATTGGGCGATTGCGGCGCTGTGCAGCGAGTGCCATGCCGCGATTGACCAGGGGGCGCACATGAGCAAGGAAGAACGGAAGGAATCATGGGTTCGGGCGCACGTCAGGACTTTGGCTTGGTTATTCGATTCGGGGATATTGGGGGTGCTATGAGCCTGTACGACGCATATGTTCGAGACACGGAGCCAAAAATCCGGGCGGCGGAGATATTCGTCGATCAGATGGAGCCGATCAACTGGGCGTCGCTGATAAACGCGCTCGTTCATCTTGGCATTTCGATGAAGCGTATCGGCCTGACGGTCAGCGTATCGCATGAGACTGTGCGCGGCTGGCGGGATGGATCAGTCCCGAACTATGAGGCAGGCCGGAAGCTTTTGATTATGTGTGCAACTGCAGGAATTCTTGTCGATTCATCTGGAAAGGCGAGGGTATAAGTGTCGCTGAATCCGAAACAGTTGCGGTTCGTCGCCGAGTGGTTGAAGGACCACAACGGAAAGCAGGCGGCAATCCGGGCCGGATATTCGGAGAGGAGCGCAGAACAGCAGGCGTCGGCGCTCTTGAGCAATCCGAAGGTTAAGGCGGAGGTCGAGAAGCGCATGACCAAGCTGATGAACAATCTGGATATCACTGCCGAGCGCGTACTGAAGGAAAGGGCAAGGCTGGCGTTCTTCGATGTGCGGAAGTTGCTGGATTCGACGGGGAGGCCCTTGGCGATCCATGAACTTGACGACGACACGGCGGCAGCGATAGCAGGGCTTGATGTCGCGAACATTGGCAACTCAGAAGTGGGCGAGGGTGAAGTGTTGAAGATCAAACTGGCCGACAAGAACGCTAGCCTGACGGCGCTGGAAAAGCACCTCGGGCTTTACAAAGACGGGACGGGCGACAGTGTTCCGCTGCACATTCATTTGCACCTGTGAGGGACTATGGTCTTCGACGAAATCATTCTGCGGCGCAACCCGAACAATCGCATGACGTTCATCCTGCATGCCGAAGCGCAGGGATTCAGATTCACCGGGGAGTTCGCCGACATGGGCGGGTTCCTGACAGCAGTCAGTGAAATGGCGCAGTTCTTCGCCGTGAAGACCGGGAAGATGAAGACGAAGGACCAGAAGACTACGCGGCCTATCCTGAACGCTTAGACACAGTTTTCGACTCACCGCCGGGAGGCGTCGGTCATCAGATGAAAGCAGAAGCAGCAAACGAAATCAGCAAGGTCGGACGGGTCGATTACTACCCGCCCGGCCCTGTTGCGCGTGCGTTCATCAAGTCGGACGCCTTCGTTTGCGCCATCCGTGGCCCGATTGGTTCGGGCAAATCGACGGCATGTGCGATGAAACTGATCCGCAACGTGCAGAAGCAGGTACGGCTGCGCGATGGCTGGATTCGTCGGCGCACGGCGATTATCCGCAACACCTACCCCGAACTGCACACGACCACGATCAAGACGTGGCACCAGTGGATACCGCCGTCGATGGGCAACTATCGCGCATCCGGCCCCCCGACACACCACATCATCGACAACGGCAACAAGCTCGATTGGGAAGTCATCTTCATTGCGCTGGATCGGCCTGACGATGTACGCAAGCTGTTGTCGCTTGAATTGTCCGATGCGTGGATAAACGAGGCGAGGGAAGTTCCGAAGGCCATCATGGAGGGGCTTACCGGGCGCGTTGGGCGATTCCCGCGCCGCGAGGAAGGTGGATGTACCGACCCGCAGATTCTGATGGATACGAACCCGCCGGACAGCGACCACTGGTGGTATCGCATGGCGGAAGAACCCAGCCCGGAAGACATCGAACTTATCGAAGAGCTGGAATCGCAGCTACGCGAGATCGGCGCACTGCGCCATGACCAGCTCCTGTATGAGTGGTTTTCACAGCCCGGCGGCGAATCGCCGGAAGCCGAGAACACGAAGAACCTGCCGCCCGGCTACTACCTGAAGGCCAAGGCCAACAAAGACCCGGAATGGATCAAGGTCTATGTCGATGGTGCCTACGGCTTCGTGCTTGATGGCAAGCCGGTCTATCCCGACTATCGCGATCAGACGCATTGCCGCAGTTTCGAAGTGAATTCGCGCCTGCCGCTGTATATCGGGATGGATTTCGGCATGACGCCCGCCGCCTCGTTTGCGCAGCAGATGCCTAACGGGCAGTGGCGGTTCAGGTCCGAAGTCGTCACCGAACGGGCCGGCGTGATTACATTCGCCAAGCTGGTCAAGGACCACATCGCCGCGTTCTATCCGGGCTTCAAGATTTACCGCGTCACTGGCGACCCGGCAGGCAATCAAGGCCAGATCGGCGACAAGGACAATCGGTCAGTGTTCCAGTTGCTTGCGGCTGAAGGTATCGAAGCCGAGCCGGCGCACACGAACGAACCGACGATCCGGCGCGAAGCACTGGCTAAACCGATGCGGGCGCTGATCGACGGCGAACCGGGCTTCCTTGTGCATCCTGACTGTAAGACCTTCCGCAAGGGTTTGGCCGGCGGTTTCTGCTACAAGCGCGTGCAGGTTACTGGCGACGCCAAGTATCGCGACCAGCCGGACAAGAACATCTATTCGCACGTTTGCGAAGCGGCTGAGTATTTGATGATGGGCGCGGGCGAGGGCAAGGCGATTGTTCGCCGTGAGCCTAACCGCAACCGTGCAGCCTATGCACTCAGCGACTACGCGATTCTTGGGGACTGACATGGCACAGTTTCTGGATATTCGCGACCCCGCCGTTCAAGAGTTTCTATGGGCGCATACCGTCCCATCTGACATTCGCGAGGACTACACAAAGTTCGACGCGATCCGCTTCATCCATGACCAAGTAGCCGCCGGCCAGCAGTGGCTGATTGGCGACCTTGAACGCGAAGTCGTGTTCCGAATCGTGGCTTACAACCGCAAGGTTTATGAGCCGCACGTCATGGGCAATGCCTTCTATATCCGTTCCGTCTTCAAGGACGCGCTGCCGCTGGCTTGGTCGGTCGGCGCTGAGAAGCTGATGGTATGGACACAACACAAATCGCTTGGGGCCATCGTCGAAAAACTCGGCTTCCGGCTCGAAGGGCGATTCCCCCGCATGCACCTCGTTGGTGGCGAGTTGCAAGACCTTGATGTCTATTCATTGGAGAAACCACATGAACCAGTTTGACCCGATTTTCTTCACGCCGCCAAGTGGTCGCACGACCGGACCGCGCCAGTTGTTCAAGGGTGGCGGCAAGGCACCGAAGACCCCGACCCCGCCGCCGGTTGTTGTGCAGCCGCCGCCTGTGGTCGAAGACACGCAAAGCAAGGCACAGGACGAAGCCGACCAGTTGCGTCGCCGTCAGGGCCGCGCATCGACCATTCTTTCCAATGGTTCGGATTCCGGTACAGGTGCCCCGGCTGTCGGCACTAAAACACTTTTGGGGAATTAATCATGGCACGTCGAATTCGACTTGATCTTTTTACCGGCGCATCTGGTACGGGCAACAGCACGCAGCAGGACTGGCCCGGTGGCGAAGGCGTGTTCCTCGTTGAGGCTTCCAGCGGTAACGTTGGCCTTCAGATTCAAGGCCCGGAAGGCGCTTGGATCAACGTGATCCACTACGCATCGACCAACGACATCGCGATTGGTGCCGGCAAGATGGCGAACTTCCGCGCACCGGCTGGCCCGATGCGTGCCGCCGCTGGCGCATCGACCGGCGTTACCTGCAGCGTGGTCGGTGTTCCTACTACTTCGGCGGGCTAAGTCATGGCAGACGAACGCGCAGATGCCTGTATTCGCGAGCATGAACAGCTCGCGTCGCGGCGTGGCATATGGGAAAGCCATTGGCGCGAAGTGGCGGAACGTGTTCGCCCGAATGCCAACTACTTCCAGCGCCGAGAACGTCCTGCCGGCGACAAACGACAGGAAAAGGTTTTCGATGCTACGGCACCGCTTGCCTTGCCGAAGTTTGCTGCTGCCGTCATCTCGATGTCGTTCCCGGCAAACCAGCGGTATCAACGGCTGGCGGCGACCGATCCGGCGCTAGAGAAAGACGATTCGGTTCGCAAGTACCTCGACGCCTTCACTGACCTTTTGTTCCGGGTACGGTACTCGCCGACCGCGAACTTTCAGTCGCAGTCAGGCGAAGTCGTGCTTGATGTGGGCGCGTTTGGTACGGGCGTCCTGTTCATCGACGACGTGTATGGCATCGGTATTCGCTACAAGTCCTTCCCGCTGTCTGAATGCTGGATTGCCGAAGACGCGCATGGTCGTGTCGATACGCTCTATCGCAAGTTCAAATACACGCCGCATCAAGCCGCAACGATGTTCGGCGGTTTGAGCAAGTTACCCGAGCGCATCCGAACGGCTTACGAAAAAGACCCGCACAATCAGCAGTTCGAATTCCTGCATGCGGTCAAGCCGAACCTGAATCCGAATCCGAAGCGCAAGGACTGGCAGGGCATGGCGTATTCGTCGTGCTACATCGCCTATGAAGATCGGCACTTCATCAGCGAAGGCGGGTTCCGCGAATTCCCGTTTGCTGTGCCGCGCTATGAAACAAACCCGCGTGAAGCCTATGGCCGCTCCCCGGCCATGAATGTGCTGCCGGCAATCAAGATGCTGAACGAGCAGAAGAAGACTGTTCTTCGCGCCGGTCAGCGCGTTGTGTCGCCGCCGATCATGCTCACTGATGACGGCAGCCTGCAGGCATTCAACGTTCGCCCGGACGCCCTGAATTACGGGTATGTCGATTCCAATGGCCGCCCGCTGGCCGTGCCACTGCAGTCGAATGGCCGGGTCGATATTGGCTTGGACATGATGAACGCAGAGCGTGAGGCGATCAACGACGCATTCTTCGTGACCCTGTTCAGAATCCTTGTCGAAGAACCGCAGATCACGGCAACCGAAGCCATGCTACGCGCCCAAGAGAAAGGGCAGCTTCTGGCCCCGACGATGGGCCGCATTCAAACCGAATTGCTTGGCCCGGTCACGCAGCGCGAAATCGACATCCTTGTTCAGTCCGGCACTGCCGAGCGTGTTCTTGGCCCGATGCCGCCGGCACTGATCGAGGCAGGCGGTGAAATCAAGATCGACTATCAGTCGCCGCTGAATCTTGCACAGCGAGCCGGCGCAGGCATGGGCATCATGAACACGATGCAGGCTATCGCGCCGCTGGCACAGATCGAACCGCGTGTCATGACGGTATTCGATCCGATTGAAATGGCCCGCGAACTGGCACAGATCAACGGAATGCCGGAAAAGTGCATCCGTTCCGACGATCAGGTTTCTGCCATCGACGCGCAGCAAGCGCAGGCATCGCAGGCGCAGCAGTTGCTGGCAGCCGCCCCGGTCGTTGCATCGACCGTCAAAGACCTTTCACAAGCGCAGGCAATGGCGGGTGCCGCGCCGAATCAGGAAGCCCCCGCCGTCATTCCACAAGGAGGTTAAGCAATGGCAACAAGCAAGAAAGCGAAAGACGAAGCCCCGGTCGAAGAAGTTGCGCCGACCATCGAAGAAGCAAAAGCCATGTTCGAAGAGAACCCCGGCCTTGCTGCGGTCCTGACCGACCAAGGCTTTCTTCACCGTGACGGTTCGCTGACGGCTCAATGAGTCTGATCGACCGAATCCTGAAGCGCCGTTCGCACTATCGGGCGGTGTTTCAGCCCGGCGTTCATACCGATGTGGTACTGGCCGATCTGCGCCGGTTTTGCTTCGGTAATGCGCCGACCATCAAGCTAGACGGTAAGGGTGCTGTCGATCCGCTTGCCTGTGTCGCTGCTGCTGCACGACAGGAAGTCTGGCTTCGGATCATCAATCACCTGCATCTAGACGATTCGCAACTGCTGAAACTCAAGGAGGAAGCACAAAATGAATGACGCCACCAGTATCCTGAACGCACCCGCCGGCACGCCGCCCGCTGCAGACCCTGCTGCCGCTGCGCCAGCCGCAGAATGGTTCTCCGGTATCCAAGATGAAAACGTTCGCACATGGGCGGCAGGAAAGGGGTGGAAAGACCCGATTGCCGCTGTCGAATCGAACTACAACCTTGAAAAGCTGATCGGTTTCGAGAAGGCCGGGCGAACGATTGTCCTGCCGAAAGAGGATGCTACGCCAGAAGAACGCGCACAGTTCTTCCAGAAGATCGGCGCACCGGCTGACGTGTCCGGGTACAAGACTCCCGAGTCGATGGCAACGGACCCGATGGTTGCCGCCTTCCGCGAGCAGGCGCTGAAAACGAACATGCTGCCGCAGCAGTTCGAAGAAACCTTGTCGTGGTATCAGCAGCAACAGGCCGCAACGCAGAAGGCTGAATTCGAAGCCCGCGCCGCTGCCGGCGAGAAAGCGATTGGCGATCTTCGCGGCGAGTGGGGCGCAGCCTATGACCAAAATATCGAACTGGCGAAGCGGGCCGCGAATCAGTTCCTGCCGGCCAAGAGTGCCGACGAACGAAAGGCCATGATGGGCGTCATCGAAGCGGCTGTCGGCACTGAGGCCATGCTGCGCTTCTTCTCAAAGATCGGCGAAGGCTTGGGTGAAGACCGCATGCACACCGATGGCGACCCCGGCACTGGCGATGTCATGACGCCTGCAGTCGCGAAAGCCAAGATCGAAGCCCTGAAGAACGACAAGGAATGGGCCGCTGCCTATGTGAAGGGCGACGCCGGCAAGCGCGAAGAAATGTCGCGCCTGCACAAGTTCGCCTATCCCGAGGCGGCTTGATAATGGCCGATGAATCTGCAGGAATTCCTGTCGTTGATGAAAGAACTGTAAGGCTACAGTGCCTTCAGATGGCGCACCGTCCTGACAAGGACGAACAGACCAACATCGAACGGGCCGAAAAGTTCGTCGCGTATGTGATGTCTGGCGTCAAACAGCCAACGCCGCGAGGCGCTAGTGTCCGACAAGGGAAAGGCAACCCCCCGGACTGACCGCAGCAAAGTCTGTCGCCTCCCCGGAGCGTATCCGGGGAGAAGCGGCCCCGAAAGGACAAGCCCTTCGAAAAACTGAATTCGTTCATTTTTTAGGAGGACACCATGTCCCAATTTGTGACCACGCACTATGTGCAGCAATACACCACGAACGTGCAACTGCTTTCGCAGCAGCGCGGTTCGCGTTTCCGTCAGGCCGTTACTGTCGGCCAATACACCGGCAAGCAAGGCGTCCCGGTCGATCAGTTCGCACCGACCGTTGCCAGCAAGCGCACTACCCGTTACCCGTCCCTGACTCCGGCTGATACGCAGGCTGACCGTCGCTGGGTCTTCCCGGTCGATTATGACTGGAACGACCTGATCGACAGCATCGACAAGTTGCGCATGCTGATCGACCCGCAATCGTCCTATGTCATGAACGGCACCGCCGCCATGAACCGTGCGATTGACGACGAAATCATTGGCGCGTTCTTCGCAACCGCCAAGACCGGCGCAGATGGTTCGACTTCGACTTCGTTTCCCGCTTCGCAGCAGGTTTCCGCTTCGGAAGGTGCCAGCGCTGCCACCGGCATGAACGTTGAAAAACTGAAGGCCGCTATCCAGATCATCCTCGGTAACGAGGGCTGGGACCCGTCGAGCGGCGACCCCCTGTATTGCGGCATCACCGCCAAGCAGAACCGCAACCTGATGGATGAAATTCAGGTCATCAATGCCGACTACAACGGCGAACGTCCGGTCATCAATGACGGCTTCATCGCTTCGTGGGGTCGCGTGCAGTTCCTGCACTCTGAGCGTCTTCCGCTTAACGGTTCGTCGCAGACCCGCTGCCCCTTCTGGGTCAAGGAAGGCATGCACCTTGGTCTCTGGCAAGACCTGTCGGCAGACGTTTCGCAACGCAAAGACTTGGCCGGCCTGCCGTATCAAGTCTATCTCTATGGCACCTTCGGCGGTACTCGTATCGAAGAGAAGAAGGTTGTCGAGATTCCTTGCGCCTAATCACTGACTGACTAAGGAGAAACTGACATGGCAGTCGTAAATACCAAAGGCACCGTCGTCACGAACCGTGACGCAACCCCGCCCGTCATCAGTGACGGTCGTCTTAGCCGTGGCGTGCTGAAAAGCTCCATCGGCAGCGTCGCAGTCGGCGCGGCTGACTCGGCAACGTCCTACTATCCGCTCGTTGAAATCCCGACGACCGCGATGGTGCGCCGTGTGTTCCTGACGGCAGTTGCCGGCATGACCACGCTGGCCGGCGACATCGGCGTGTTCAAGCGCACCGACCAGTCTGCAGGCGTCACGACCGGCGTTGCGGCGAACACGGGTTCCGGCTCGATCTTCGCGGCTGCAACTTCTGCGGCAACTGTGCAGAACCAGGCCGACGTGACGAACACCGGCCTGACCTACCCGACCGACAAGCGCGAGCAGCCCTTGTGGCAAGCCATCGGCCTGTCGGCTGACCCCGGCGGCACGTTCGACATCGGCTTCAAGGTTACGACGGCGAACACTGGCGCTGCCGGCCGTCTCGGCCTTGAAGTGCAGTACGTCGACAACGGTTCCTGATCCACCTCCTCCCTGTCAGCAGCAGGGTTTTTGCGCCCGGCGGGTAAAACCGCTGGGCTTTTTGGGAGACACACATGGCTACTCGCCTTTATCGCTGCAACCCGCAGAACAACGACCACACCGTCACCGAACTGGCCGGCTCGGCAACGACCGCCCGTATCGAAGTTACGATTGATTGGGACACGCTCGCGACTGACGGCCTTTCCGGCCAGCAAGCCCGCATGCAAGCCCTGCAGGCGCTGGAAAAAATCGCCGCCTATATCGAGACAATCGGCAAGTACAACGTCAAGGCGTAAGCCTGAAAGGCTGAACCGTGGCGTCACAGGTCGATATTTGCAATCGTGCGCTGACCAAACTCGGCGCGGCCCGAATCACCAGCATCAGCGAGAACAGCAAGTCGGCTCGCGTTATGGCTGCGCTTTGGGACACGGTAAGACGCTCCGAACTGCGCAAGCGCAACTGGGCGTTCGCCATCAAGCGCGATCTGCTTCCCGCTTTATCGACTGCGCCGGCATGGGGGTTCGCTCGCGCATTCCAGTTGCCGGCTGACTTCCTTCGTCTGGTGCAGGCCCATGATGTTTTTATCGTGCCGAGCCTGACCGACTATCGCGAAGGCGACGATTCCGCCTATGCCATCGAAGCCGGCGCGATCCTGTGCGACTTCGACGCCCCGCTGAAGATCCGATACGTCTATGACGTGACCGACCCCGGCGCGTTCGACGCACTGTTCGCCGAAGCGTTCGCATCGAAGCTCGCCTATGAGGCGTGCTACGAAGTGACGCAGAGCAACCAGCGGCAGGAAGTATGTAGCGCCGACTACAAGGCGTCGATCTCCGATGCCGCCAAGACCAACGCCATCGAGAAGCCGCCGCAGGGCTTCCCCGATGACTCATGGGTTCTCGGGCGGCTCTAATGGCTCGCGCCGCTCCAATCCTTTCATCGTTCAATGCCGGCGAAATGTCGCCGCGCATGGCCGGGCGCGTCGATGTTGGCAAGTACGCCAACGGGTGCAAGTTCATGGAGAACTATATCCCGTTGATTCAAGGCCCGGCAATGCGGCGCGGCAGCACCCGGTTCGTTGCCGAGGTCAAGAATTCTGCGAATCGCACCTGGCTGGTTAGGTTCGAGTACAACGTCCAACAG